ATGGCCCCCCCGGTGCTTAGTGCACTTGGTAAGTCATGCCACGCCATCCACGGGAAGTCACAAATCAGCTGGAAGTCGCTTTTGCGGCTTTCAGTTGACTTCCTGTGGATTCCGAAAGGATAGCTCATGCCTTTGTCGGACAGTGTTCTGTATACCCGCCATCGGAAGCGTAATCTTGCGTCTTCTGGAGGACTTCCCTATACCTCTTACCTCTTTGATGCGGTAAATGGTTCGGGGACCACAGAACTACTGACTCCCATAGAAGAATCATGGGATAGGAAGAACGGCTGGCCTGCATACGAACAGATGATTAAAACCATCCGTAATGCAGATCAGTGGGCTGGTCTTACAGACAAGTCCAAGATCCTAGCATACGTGCGCAAATTGCGCATGGTAGACATTGGTGGCCCCTTCTATCTAAAGAAGGAGCACATCAAGAGTGATGGTCGTATTTTTGACCTATACTCCAGTAATTCAACCTATCATAGGTTGCGTGGTTATACGGGCCCATTAGAGGCCAATATCATCACGAATACTGCGCTACGCGTAGGATCCGGGCCGTTCACTAATGCGTATGAGGCTTCATCAGAGGCCTCATTGGATGCGTATGGGAGCACCGCTATTTCGCGGTGCTCTCCTACTAATCCTCACGCTAGTACTCTCACCGCCGTAGGTGAATTATACCGCGACGGTTTACCTCGCATTCCTCTGGTTCAGAATTCACGTTCAGTGATTCGTAATCCAGCATCAATGGCTTCGGAAGAATTATTGAACTATGAGTTCGCAATTCGACCTACGGTCAATGATGTGAAGAAGCTTGCTAACGCAGCTTCGCGATCTGAAGAGATCGTCTCTCAGTATTTGAGAGATTCAGGACGCTTAGTAAGACGAGAGTACTCCTTTCCGACTGAGACTACTTCCGAAACTTCGGTCGTCACGGGGCGTTTGCCTCGTGGAGGGACAGGAGCTACGGACACTGGTCTCTGGGCTCAGTTCGGGAACTTGAGGACAACCACAACGACCACCGTTGATAGGTGGTTTAGTGGTGGCTTTACCTACTATGCCGGTAGCGATAAAAATGCTATCGACAAGGTGAAGATGCAGGTGCGTAAATGGGACGACCTTTATGGTATCGTACCCGACGCTTATGCCCTCTGGAACTTGACACCCTGGAGCTGGGCCGCCGATTGGATGACAAACATGGGTGATGTTATAAACAACATTTCTATGTTTTCAACCGACGGTCTTGTGATGAAGTACGGCTACGTTATGGAACATCAAGTTCGTACCGTAGAATACCAACATTATGGTGGGGTCTACCGTCAAGGTAGTAACCTCATCCCGTTGGTTTTGACGCAAGTCTTCAAACAGGAGACGAAGCGTCGCCGTGCTGCAACACCTTTCGGATTTGGTCTAGAGCTAGACGGATTTTCCGCTCGGCAATGGGCCATTCTCGCCGCTCTGGGTATTACCCGGAGTGGGTCGATGGCGAAGTGAATTCTTCTGATCGGCCAATATGGTTGTAGCAACCAGTTACAGCCAATTCACAGCGTGCGGTTCCCGCCGTGCGCTTTTCACAATGGAGTATTCCTGTGTTTACTGATCCTCAGTCCGTAACTATCAATGCCGTTGCTCAATCGCTTCCGCGAACGAGTATGGATGAGCGGACCGCGTCCTATACAAGGGACGACGAGACCGTTCAGCTCACCATCTCGCACACCTCCACTAATCGTGGTCGGGTGCGCAGGGTGGTTCGGCTTGATGTCAACAAGATCGCATCGGATCCTTTCACGGCTGGACAGTCGCGAGAGTTTTCCTATTCGACTTACATCGTTCTCGATGAGCCGGATGGATCAGCTTTTACCAATACCGAGCTCTTGAATAACACCAAGGGCCTGGTAGGGTGGCTGACCGATGCTAACTTGACCAAGGTTATCGCCGGCGAGAGCTGACGATTGCCATGGCGGACACAGACCTGAAAAGGGCTGTTTGGGGATTCATATGGGCGATTGGAATTTCGATCGCTCTATGGGCCTGCGTTGGTCTCTTCCTATTATGGGTCGGGACTACTGCAGTTCAGTAGCACAGGTAATGGATTCCACATACCTCTATTAGGAGGGATGGATGAAAAGCCTGATGATGCTCTGGCGTGTAGTCGCCTCAGAATTTGGCGACATATGCAGCGTAAGCACCACTTTGGATTATAAAACGGTCCAAAGTCGAGTTGAACACGAAGGGTTATCGTTTTTAGCGATAACCTTACCGAAGTTCGGTTCGGACCTCCAAAAAGGTCTGGCCGAGTCTCGAGTAGATCGCAACTTGTTCCAAGGTTTCTCTTGGCAAGCAGGTCTCCCCCGTTTTCTAGGAGGTTTCCTCGATCTTGTGTTCGATCGCGAAAGTGGTGTCCTTCTCAAAGAACCTGACATAGAGGCCATACAGGCTATCAGGCAGTTAACACTGCTGTTTGGTAAGCTTGAGGTCTCCACGTCTGCCAAACGTGAGCGTTTAGCAATGGAAGGTTTTGTTGAGTGTGAATCGGAAATCAAGAGAACCGACTCTAGTCGAACTTTGGCGGAAACGCTTGAGTTCAGACAGATGTCAGCTCTACTTTGGAATAACGTTCTGCAGGGAGTCGAAAACGATCTCTTCGCAGAGTACTGCGGCCACCAAGGATCTAACGATCCTGAATGGCCCTACGTTGTCCCAAAGCACGGACCTGGTGCCACCGCTGACGGGCTCCGCGGAAACGCGAAGTTCGATTTGGCGGAATGGTCCCAGCGTCTGGAGCACGTATTCCCTTTCGGTGAATATGCGCTTCCGAATTGGCGGTATCATAGCCGCCTTGACCGTGTTGATTTTCGTGAACCTGGGGCTGAACGACCCGTTAGGGTTATTGCAGTTCCTAAAACGCTAAAGACACCGAGGATAATAGCCATTGAACCAAGCTATATGCAATATATGCAACAAGCAGTTCAGGCGATGATCATCGGATCTATCCGGAACGATTTTGTTCTGGGTAGGGTTGTCGGGTTTGATGACCAGTGGCGTAATAACCGCTTGGCCCTCAAGGGATCCTTTGATGGATCCTTGGCTTCACTAGATCTTAGTGAGGCATCCGATCGTGTCTCTAATCAGCTCGTTAGGACAATGTTAGAGCGCTTCCCGCATCTTTCAGAGGCGGTGGACGCAACACGGTCCAGGAAGGCTGATGTACCTGGTAAAGGCGTTATTCGCCTAGCCAAGTTCGCGTCTATGGGTTCGGCCCTTACTTTTCCGATAGAAGCCATGGTCTTTACGACATGTGTCTTCCTAGGGATTCAGAGGGCCAAAGGACGCCGTTTGTCCCGGAATGACATCCAGTCATTCCGGGAACGGGTGCGCGTCTACGGTGACGATATCATTTGTCCCGTGGAATACGCAAATGCCGTGATGGATTGCCTTGAGTCATTCGGCTTCAAGGTGAACCGCGCAAAGTCTTTCTACAGCGGTTGCTTTAGGGAGAGTTGTGGTAAGGAATATTACCGTGGCCACGATGTATCTGTGGTCCGGGTTCGTGCGGTTGTCAATGATGGCAACTCGTACGAGATTCCTTCATCACGGCGGTTTGTTTCGGAGACCGAGTCGACTGTCGCCCTCAGGAATAGGTTTTACCTTTCTGGGTTGTGGCAGACGGCCGCGTGGCTTGATAAGAGGATTTCGGACCTTTTGGGGCCGTACTATCCAACTATCGAAGTCACATCGCTAGCTCCTTGGGAGGAGCCGGCGCCTAGGTCTTCTGTACTGGGTCGCTGGTCGGTACTTCCTTACCGGTTTAACTACCGTGATGAGGAAATCAAGTACCACCCGCGCTACCACTCCCCTATGGTACGGGGATGGGTAGTCCAATCCCGGATCCCTCCTTCGGAGGTGTCCGGTGTAGGAGCTCTGTTAAAAGTGTTGAATCCAAGGAGGGTTTTGCCCTTTGAGGATCCTCGGCACTTGGAACAAGCTGGACGTCCTGAGTCCGTCCGCATGAAGCTCAGGTGGACATCGATCTGAATGATGGATCGGTGACGCGACGGTTCCCACCGTTCGCCAAGTGGAGGCTATAGTAGCCCACCACCCTGCTGGTGAGAGAAAGGCCGGTTT